CTTATGGAGAGATAAGGGTAAGATGATTGTAATTACAGAGGGTGAAATTGATGCTTTAACAATGTCACAATTAAATCAAAATAGATTTCCTGTAGTTTCTGTAAAATCAGGTGCAGCAGGGGCTAAGAAAGATATACAAAGGTCTTTAGAATTTTTAGAAGGCTATGAAAGTTGTATCTTTATGTTTGACCAAGATGAACAAGGAATAAAAGGTGCAGTAGAATGTGCTAAACTTTTATCTCCTAACAAAGCTAAGATAGCAACATTACCTTTAAAAGACCCTAATGAAATGCACATTGCAGGTAGGACTAAAGAACTAACTCAAGCAATGTGGGACGCTAAACCTTACAGACCTGATGGAATAGTTTTAGGTACTGATATTTGGGAAGATATAATTAAAGAAGATAATCATGTTACAGCACAATACCCTTTTGAATGTCTAAATGTTAAGACACATGGTTTACGAAAAGGAGAGTTAGTTACTATCACCGCAGGTAGTGGTGTAGGTAAAAGTTCTTTTTGTCGTCATGTAGCATTAGATTTAATCAAACAAAAGTTTTCTGTTGGCTACATAGCTTTAGAAGAAAGTGTTAAGCGTAGTGCTTTAGGCATTATGGGAGTTGAATTAAAAAAACCATTACATTTAGATAGAGAGGGTATTAGTGAAGCAAAACTACTTGAGACATATAACAATACTGTGGGCAGTGGTAAATTCTTTCTGTATAATCATTTTGGTTCTACAGTTGCAGATAACCTGCTCTCTAAAATAAGATACATGGCTAAATCATGTGACGTGGACTTTGTAATATTAGACCATTTACACATGGCATTATCAGCATTAGGTGATGAACATACTAATGATGAAAGAAAACTTATTGATTATTTTGTGAGTAAGTTAAGAACTTTAGTTGAAGAAACTGGAATAGGAGTAATACTTATTTCTCACCTTAGAAGAAGTGAAGGAGATAGAGGGTATGAAGATGGTAAAGAAGTTACCATGAATGCTCTTAGAGGTTCAGCTTCAATTGGTCAATTATCAGACATGTTACTAGCACTGTCTAGGGACATTAAGTCAGATAAGAAATTAGCAAAAGTAACTATTTTAAAAAACCGTTACTCAGGTGAAACAGGGAGTGCTTGTACTTTACAATATAATTTAGAAACAGGCTGTCTGGCTGAAGTAAACCCAGAAGTCTTAGATGACTTCTAAAGCACCAACTGCAAAGCAAAAGAAAGACGCTTTAGTTTGGACATCACTCGTTACTGACGCAGTAGCTAGGGCGAAATCAACACATAAAAAAACAATAATAAACGTGGGGCATTTAAAAACTGCTTTCATGTTACAAGACACATTAACATCAATGGCATTATCAGGAGAAGATGCCGCTTGGAATGTCGAAGTACGACTTAATACATTACATTAATTATGAAATTACCTACAATAAATAAAAAGATATTAGATGCACCATTCGTTTCTTTACACTGGAAAGATATTTCAGGTACAGCAGAGTGGTTGACTTTGAAAGATGCGATAAACAGTAAAGTTATTATATGTATTTCAAATGGTTGGCTTATAAGAGCAGATAAAGAAGTTCATATAGTTGCCGCAGATGCAAATTTTAATCCTGATGGTACATTAGGTGATGTAGGTGGTATAACTACTATACCTACAGTAAACGTATTAAAAATTAAGAAGGTAAAACTGTGAGATATGTTTTTGATATAGAAACAAATGGATTTCTTAATGAATGTGATACTACTCATTGTATAGTTTTAAAAGATATAGATACACATGAAATACATAAGTTAGACAATAAAGCTGCTATTAAAAAACTACAAGAAGCTGAATTGCTGATTGGTCATAACATAATTAAATTTGATATTCCTGTATTAGAGAAACTATTTTCCATTACATTTAAGGCTAAAATTTTCGACACAATTGTAGCAACTCGATTACTCTTTTCAGATATTAGAGAAACTGACTTTGCCAGAAAAGATTTTCCTAAAGATTGTATTGGTAGACATTCTCTTAAAGCATGGGGAAATAGAATAGGTAACTACAAAGAACAGATAGATACTGACTGGAAAACATTTACTCCTGAGATGCTAGACTATTGTGTTCAAGATGTAGAAGTAACTCACTCTTTATATAATGTTATAAATAAAAAAGGTTACTCACAACAAGCTATGGATTTGGAGCATGAAGTAGCACATATAATATTTAAACAAGAGAGATATGGTTTCACTTTCAATAAGAAAAAAGCAGAACAATTATATACAACATTAAATAGTAGAAGAATTGAATTAGCAGAAGAATTACAAACTATATTTTTACCTATCACTGAAGAAAGATGGTCAGTTAAAACAGGTAAGAAATTAAAATCTAGTGTTACTATTTTTAATCCATCAAGCAGACATCACATAGCTAAGAGATTAAAAGATAAATATAAATGGGAAGCTACAGAATTTACTCCTGATGGTAAACCTAAATTAGATGACAGTATATTATCTAAATTGGATTACCCTGAAGCTAAAATATTATGTGAACATTTCTTATTAGATAAAAGAATTGCACAATTAGCAACAGGAACACAAGCATGGTTGAAACATGAACGTAATGGTAAGATACATGGAACATGTAATACAAATTCATGTGTTACTGCAAGAGCCAGTCATTCATTTCCTAATCTAGGACAAGTTCCAAGCACAGCAGTACCTTTTGGTAAAGAATGTAGAGAACTGTTTTCTGTACCAACAGGTAAAAGATTAGTTGGAATAGATGTATCTTCTTTAGAAGTTATGATGTTATGTCATTTCATGTCTAAATTTGATGATGGTGCTTACACTAAAGTTGCACTTGAAGGTGATATACACACAGAAACACAGAAATTAGCAGGGTTAGAAAGTAGAGACCTTGCAAAAAGATTTTACTATTGTTTTTTATATGGTGGTTCAGTTAAAAGAATAGCTGAAGTAATTAATAAGCCTTTCAAAGAAGCAGGAAAGATTAAGAAAAGATTTTTAAATAATTTACCTGCCTTACATAAACTTATAGAAGCTGTTAAAATTGTTTCAGAAAAAGGTTTTATAACTGCTCTTGATAAGAGACAGATTAAAATACGTTCTAGTCACGCATCATTAAATAGTTTGTTGCAAAGTGCAGGAGCAATAATTTGTAAGAGATGGTTAGTAGAGTTTAACAATTCAATAAAAGAAATTCCACATGTTCAACAGGTTGTCTGGGTGCATGATGAAATACAAGTTGAGTGTCTTGAAAAAGATGCCGAACAAGTTGGTAGACTTGCTGTCGAATGTATCAAACGTACAGGTGATTACTTCCAATTAAGAGTGCCTTTAACAGGTGAATTTAAAATAGGAAATAACTGGAGTGAAACACACTAATGTATACTAAAAAATTTGACCTCGACCTAAAATATGGACAAGAAAGAGAGAAGCGGTTAGCATCTATCTTAGATAAAGATAAAACAAAAATAGAGATTAAGACTGAAAGAGACTGGTGGTTTAAAACTGGAAACATTGCTATTGAAATAGAATGTAATGGTAAGCCTTCAGGTGTCATGGCTACAACGTCTGATTACTGGTGTCATATACTGGCAGATGGTGATAAAGATTATTGTAGATTAATATTTGACACATCAACAATAAAAAGATTGGCAAAGAAATATATTACCACATTAAAAAATGGGGGTGATGGTTGGAGAAGCAAGTTTGTACTTGTACCTTTAGCAGAAATATTTATGCCAAAAAATTTAAGCAAATCTATGCAACAAAGGATAGGAAAATGAATACAAAGTTATTAATAGATGGTGATATTTTAATTTATAAAATAGCTACCTCCGCAGAAGTCGCTACAAATTGGGGTGACTTATGGACATTACATTGTGACCAGAAAAGATGTGAAGCAGAAGTAGATGCTGCAATAGATGATTTAGGTTCTAACTTAGAAGCTGATGATTATGTTGTTTGTCTAACTGATAAAGCTAATTTCAGAAAAGATGTTCTTCCTTCTTATAAAGATAATAGAAAAGCTAAACGTAAACCTATGGTGTTAGGTGCATTGAGAGATTATGTAATGGAAAAACACAATGGTGTAGTTTGGAAAAACCTAGAAGCAGATGATGTTATGGGTATCATGGCAACTGAACCTTCTGATGAAAAACGTATCATTGTTAGTATTGATAAAGATATGAAAACAATTCCATGTGAACTTTCACAAGATGGTATGACTGTTGACACTGTTCCATTAAAATTAGCTAATTACTGGCACATGATACAAACATTGACTGGTGATAAGACTGATAACTATGATGGAATAGATGGTGTAGGTATTAAGACAGCAGAAAAACTAATAATGAAATATACTAATGTTTCTCATAAAGATTTATGGAAAATAGTTCAGGGTATTTACAAAGACAAAGGCTACACTGAAGCAGAAGCACTGCAACAAGCTAGGGTAGCACACATTTGTAGACATGGTGATTACAATAAGAAAACAGGAGAGGTAAAATTATGGCAGATTTAATTAAGAACCCTCCGCACTATGCTAACTCAAAAATAGAACCTATTGATTATATCATAGCTAACAAACTTTCATATTGTGAAGGTAATGTTGTCAAATATATTTCACGTTGGAAATACAAAGGCGGCATAGAAGATTTAAAAAAAGCTAAACAATACATAGATTTTATTATTGATAAAGAAGGCACAACCAC